GGCGCTGAACGGGCGGCTGGACCGGCTGGTGGTGATGATCGAACGGCTGGAGCGGCGATTGTGGCTGGCGGTTTACGGTGTGGCGGCGGCGATACTGGCGCAGGCGTTTCAATCGATTTTGAGTGCAGTGCCCCTAGGGTGACCCAACAGAACTGGAATATGACGATGGATAGTGGACTGGAAATGAAATTTTGCCGCTTTGACGGCGAATTGAATGTGACCGACGGCGTGAAGATCGAGGGCTATGCCAGCCTGTTTGGGGCCTGCGATCAGGGTGGTGACGTGGTGCAAAAGGGCGCCTATGCCGCCAGCCTCAAGACGCTGGAGGCCGACAAGCGCCGGGTCAAGATGCTATGGCAGCATGATGCGACCCAGCCGATTGGCATCTGGGACGAGGTGCGCGAGGACGCCCGCGGTCTATATGTAAAGGGACGTTTGCTGGAAAGTGTGGGCCGCGCCAAAGAGGCGGTGGCGCTGATCGAGGCGGGGGCGATTGACGGGTTGTCGATTGGGTACCGCACGCTGAAGGCAACAATGAACGACAAGGGCCAGCGGCTCTTGACGGAGCTGGAGCTATGGGAGGTGTCACTGGTGACATTCCCCATGTTGCCCAGTGCGCGGGTGGGGGCCAAGGGCGATAGCCTGACGGGCGAGACTTTGCGCGAATTGGCGGCGATCTTTGATGATGCGCGCCAGGAGATGGCGCGCGACTGACGCGCTAGGGTTCAACGCAGATACAGGAAAAACACATGACAAAGACCGAGATTAAGGCTCGGGCCGGGGAAGATCTGTCTCCGGTTGGCGAGATGAAGTCGGCCGTGACGAGTTTCATGCGCGATTTCAAAGGCTTTCGAGACGACATTAACAACCGATTTCAACAACAGGAAGAGCGACTGACCATGCTTGATCGTAAAACAATGACCGCCGCACGTCCGGCACTTGCCGCAGCTACCGATGGTGGCGCACCGCATCAAAAGGCGTTTAACGCCTATGTCCGTTCGGGCGATGATGATGGGCTGCGTGGGCTGGAACTGGAAGGCAAGGCGATGTCTTCGTCTGTGGCCGGTGACGGTGGCTATCTGGTAGACCCAGAAACCTCTGAGACCATCCGCAGCGTGCTGAAATCGACCAGCTCGATCCGCCAGATTGCCAATGTCGTCAACGTGGAATCGACCAGCTATGACGTGCTGGTAGACCACACCGACGTCGGCCACGGCTGGGCCACCGAGGCGGCATCTGCGGTGGAAACCGGCACGCCGACCATCGACCGCATCACCATTCCGCTGCACGAATTGTCGGCGTTGCCCAAGGCATCGCAGCGTCTGCTGGATGACAGCGCGTTTGACATCGAGAGCTGGCTGGCGGGGCGCATTGCCGACAAGTTTGCCCGTGCCGAAGCATCGGCGTTTATCAACGGTGATGGTGTCGACAAGCCGCGTGGTTTTCTGACCCGTCCGACGATTGATAATGACGTCTGGGCCTGGGGCAATCTGGGCTATGTGCCGACCGGTGTGGACGGCGCGTTTGACGGTGGCGATGCAATTGTTGATCTGGTCTATGCGCTGGGTGCGCGGTATCGCGCCAATGCGGCCTTTGTGATGAATTCCAAAACCGCCGGTGCGGTGCGCAAGCTCAAGGATGCCGATGGCCGCTTCTTGTGGTCGGATGGTCTGGCGGCGGGCGAGCCTGCGCGTCTGATGGGCTATCCGGTGCTGATTGCCGAGGACATGCCCGATGTGGCCAGCGGTGCCAATGCGATTGCCTTTGGTGATTTTGCCGCTGGGTACACCGTGGCCGAGCGCCCTGATCTGCGCATTCTGCGCGATCCGTTCAGCGCCAAGCCGCATGTTCTGTTCTATGCGACCAAGCGCGTGGGGGGCGATGTAAGCGACTTTGCCGCGATCAAGCTGCTGAAGTTCGCCGTTTCCTAAGGCGTGATGCGATCGGTGCCGGCCTCGCGCCGGCACCGGGGCGCGTGCCGTTCATTCTATGCGTTGTCCTGCTGCTCCCCTCCGTTCGAGCAACGCGGATGGCGCGCGCCTAATCATCCCGGAGGGGTCCGGGGAATTCGGAGAATTTACATGATGTTAATCGAAGAAACTGCGGTTCCTCTGGCCGCGCTGCCGGTGGCGGAATTCAAGGCGCATCTGCGTCTGGGCACCGGGTTTGGCGAAGACAGTTTGCAGGACACCGTTCTGGAGAGCTTTTTACGCGCAGCCATTGCCGCGATCGAGGCCCGCACCGGCAAGGTGCTGATTGAACGCGAATTTTCGTGGACATTGACCAGCTGGCGTGACCGCGCCGTTCAGTCGATGCCAGTGGCACCTGTGCGCCAGATTACTGCGCTGACGCTGATCAATCGGCTGGATGAACATGAAACCGTTGATCCGGGGCTATATCGGCTGGAACAAGACATGCAGCGACCGCGATTGCGCGCTGTGGCGAGCCTTTTGCCGATGGTGCCCTCGGGTGGCACGGTCGAGCTGCGCTTTATGGCCGGGTTTGGCCCTCGCTGGGGCGATCTGCCCGCCGATCTGGGGCAGGCGGTGCTGCTGTTGGCGGCGCATTATTACGAGTTTCGCAGTGAAACCAACCTAAGCCAGGGCTGTATGCCCTTTGGCGTGACCAGCCTGATCGAGCGCTACCGCACGGTGCGGATTTTTGCGGGGTCGGGGCAATGAAACAGGTGCAACTGAACCGCAAGCTGGTGTTGGAGGCCCCCGAGCGGGTGGCCGATGGTGCTGGCGGGTTTAGCGTGACCTGGGTGGCGCTGGGCGAGGTCTGGGCCGAGGTAACGGCGCGGACCGGGCGCGAAAAGGCCGGTGAAGCGACGCCGATTTCGACGATGGGCTATCGCATTGTGGTGCGCTCGGCGCCAGTTGGCGCCGCGTCGCGCCCCAGGCCAGAGCAGCGTTTTCGCGAGGGTGCGCGGCTGTTTCGGATCTCGGCGGTGGCCGAGAGTGACGGGGCCGGGCGCTATCTGACAGTTTATGCGGACGAGGAGGTAGTGGCATGAGTTATGGCGTATCTTCGGCACTACAAACGGCGGTTTTTCAACGCCTTAGCGGTGATGCGGTACTGGCCGGGTTGGTCAATGGCGCGATCTATGACGCGCTGCCGAGCGGCACTTTGCCACCGCTATACGTAAGCCTGGGGCCGGAAACGGCCAAGGACAAATCCGATCAGACCGGCCAGGGCGCCGAGCATGAATTCATCATTTCGGTGGTGACGGATGTGTCGGGCTTTCAGGCGGCCAAAACCGTGGCGGCGGCGGTCAGCGATGCGCTGGTCGATGCCGACCTGAGCTTGGCGCGGGGGCGGCTGGTGTCGCTTAACTTTGCCCGCGCGGCGGCAAAACGCGAAGGGACCGGCACGGTCCGTCGCATCGATCTAAAATTCCGCGCCCGCGTGGAAGACATCTGAACAACCAACCAGGAGTGATGAACATGGGTGCCCAAAACGGCAAGGATCTTTTGATCAAGGTAGACCTGACCGGCGACGGTCAATTTCAAACGGTGGCGGGGCTGCGCGCCACGCGGGTGAGTTTTAACGCCGAGAGCGTGGATGTGACCAGCCTGGAGAGCCAGGGCGGGTGGCGCGAATTGCTGGCCGGTGCCGGGGTGAAATCGGCAGCGATCAGCGGATCGGGTGTGTTCAAGGATGAAGGCACCGACGAGCGTACGCGTCAAATCTTTTTTGACGGCGAAACCCCGGATTTTCAGGTGATCATCCCTGATTTTGGCATTGTCGAGGGCGCGTTTCAGGTGACCTCGATCGAATATGCCGGCAGCCATAACGGCGAGGCGACCTATGAGGTCTCGATGGCTTCGGCGGCGGCGCTGACCTTTACGGCGCTGGTCTGATGGCGAACCCCTGGGCAGGCGAAGTGGCGCTGGTGATTGATGGCAAGAGCCATACCCTCAAGCTGACGCTGGGGGCACTGGCCGAGCTGGAGGCGGGTCTAAAAACCGGCACGCTGATTGATCTGATCGAGCGGCTGGA